GACGCATATAAATTACTTTACTTCACTGAGAACTTTGGAAAGTTTCTTAAGAGAATGGATCCTGAGACTACGATGCAGTGTGGTTGGGAACCACGATTATTAATTCCATTCTATAATCAAGATGGTGATGTTGTTGCTGCACAAGGTAGAGCGTTGAATATGAAAGACGAAGAGAACGCTAGATCAACTGCAAAATATCTGACGGTCAAGACTGATAAATCAGCAGATCGTTTGTGGTACGGTCAATGGAGAGTGAATCCAAAGAAACGAATTTATATCGTTGAAGGTCCGCTGGATAGTTTGTTTATACCGAACACCATCGCTATGGTCGGTGCTGGTGCATTGGATCAAATCCCGTCACACTTATCTGAAAGTGATGGTGTGTATGTTCTCGACAACGAACCTCGAAACGCACAGATCGTTCGGTACAATGAAAGACTGATTGAACTTGGAAAGAGTGTTTGTATATGGCCTAATGATATAAAACAAAAAGATATAAATGACTTGATTACTTCGGGATTCACTTCCTCTCAAATCAAAAACATTATTGATGAGAACACAGTGACTGGATTAGAGGCGAATTTACGATTAACACATTGGAGAAAAGTATGAAGCAAGTGAAGGTTCTTGATAAAGGACATGTTGATTATGTTGATCATATGGGAACAGACCTTACAGTTTGCAATGCTGCACGAGTTTCATTTAATAATGAATCCGAGTGGGGTTTAGATTTTGATGCGATTGAGCGACTAAAGAGTTGTCCTTACAACAAAGATGATGTTCGAATGCTTAAAGATAAAGATGTAAAACTCATTCGTTATCTTGCAAAACACAATCACTGGACTCCGTTCGCTCACCCGCAAATCACCCTACGGATCAAAGCACCAGTGTCCATTCGTACACAGTTTTTTAAACACAAACAAGGGTTTACAGAGAACGAGATTAGTCGTAGATACGTTACGTTTGAACCAGAGTTTTATACTCCAATATGGAGAACAAAACCAACGGACGGTGCAAAGCAAGGTAGTGATGACTTCTTGAAAGATGAAGCACAATCAGGTGTAAATAGCATGGCGTACCAATTTGTATGCGATGAAGCATTGAAGAATTATAATTATTTGATCGAACAGGGTATTGCACCAGAACAAGCAAGGTTTATATTACCACAAGGAATGTATACCGAATGGTATTGGACAGGTTCTCTCGCTGCCTACGCACGTTTCTATAAACAAAGAATTGATGATCATGCACAATGGGAAGTTAGAGAATATGCAAAAGCAGTCGGAAAAATTATTGAACCATATTTCCCTGTTTCGTGGAAACAATTGACAAACTAAAATAAATATAAGACACATTTTATGGAGAGTATTATGGAAAAGACAGATTTACCAACCCAGTATCAAAACTTTATTCACCTTTCGCGTTACAGCCGTTGGTTGCCATCGGAGGGACGAAGAGAAACATGGGATGAAACTGTCAGTCGATATTTTGATTTCTTTGTAGATCATCTTCAAGAGAAGTGTGATTATACAGTATCAAAGAAAGAACGAGATGAACTTGAAAATGCAGTTATCAATCTTGAAATCATGCCCTCGATGCGGGCGTTGATGACCGCAGGTGAAGCGTTGAAACGTGATAACGTTGCAGGTTATAACTGTTCATACGTCGCAGTGAATCGTCTTCGTGCTTTCGATGAGATTTTATACATTCTCATGTGCGGAACTGGTGTTGGTTTCTCTGTTGAGCGACGAGAGGTGGATCAACTTCCCATCGTCGCAGAAGAATTCCACCCAACCGATACTACGATTGTCGTTGCAGACTCTAAGATCGGATGGGCAAAGTCATACAAAGAATTGATCTCCTTGTTGGTTGGTGGTCAGATTCCAAACTGGGATGTAAGTAAGGTTCGTCCCGCAGGAGCAAGATTGAAAACTTTTGGTGGTCGTTCTTCTGGTCCTGATCCGTTGGTTGACTTGTTTGAGTTTACTGTAGAAACTTTCAAGAAGGCTTCTGGTCGAAGACTCACCACGATTGAATGTCACGATATTGTTTGTAAGATCGCAGAGATCGTTGTGGTTGGTGGTGTTCGTCGTTCTGCTCTGATTTCTCTTTCGTCATTACAAGATGACCGCATGAGAGAAGCAAAGTCTGGTCAGTGGTGGGTTACTGATCCACAAAGAGCATTAGCAAACAACTCTGCTGTTTACGATGGTCCCGTTGAAGTGGGTCAGTTTATGGATGAGTGGACTTCTTTATATAAATCAAAGAGTGGTGAACGTGGAATCTTCAATCGTCAAGCAGCGAGAAACGGTTGCGAACTGATGTCGAACTGGAGAAAAGACACTGACGTTTTGCGTGACTCGAATCATCACTTTGGTACAAACCCATGTTCCGAAATTGTTCTTCGTGATGCAGAGTTTTGCAACTTGACGGAGATCGTCGTTCGTGAGAATGATGATCGAGAATCTTTGAGGAGAAAAGCAAGACTCGCCACTATTCTTGGAACATGGCAGTCTACTCTTACGGACTTCCGATACATTTCTTCTGCGTGGAGAAACAACTGCGAAGAAGAAAGACTTCTCGGTGTCTCGATGACTGGCATTATGGATTGTGATCGTACAAACGGAAACGTAGATGGTTTGTCTGCACTTCTTTCCGACATGCGTAATTGTGTGGTGGATACGAATAGAAAGTACGCAAAAACTCTTGGTATACCACAATCTGCTGCAACAACCTGCGTGAAACCATCTGGAACAGTTTCGCAACTCGTGGACGCTGCTTCTGGTATTCACGCACGACATAACCCATACTACATTCGAACGGTTCGTGCGGATAACAAAGATCCACTTTGCACATTTATGAAGGACAAAGGATTTCCACACGAAGCATGTGTGATGAAACCTGATAACGTGACGGTTTTCTCTTTCCCCGTGAAGGCTCCAGAGAACTCTGTGTTCAGAACTGACATGACAGCGATTGAACAACTTGAACTGTGGTTGACTTATCAAAACTATTGGTGCGAACACAAACCATCAGTGACAATTACTGTCAAAGAACAGGAGTGGCCTGAAGTTGGTGGTTGGGTTTGGAACAATCTTGACTATATCTCTGGTATTTCCTTTCTCCCGCATTCAGATCACACATATAAGCAAGCACCGTACCAAGACTGCTCTGCTCAAGAATATGAAGAATTACTCGCTCAGATTCCAACTGACGTTGATTGGAGAGACTTAAAACAGTACGAGGAACAAGATAACACTGCTGGGACACAGACGATGGCATGCTCTGGTGATTCTTGCGAAGTTGTTGATTTAACCTCTTGACACTATAAAAAACATATATATACTCTATAACCTATGGGAAACGGAGTTTCCCTTCAATGAGGGATCATTTCGATCCCTCAAGTCTTAGAAAGGAGAAATTTATGACTAAGACAAATTCTAATGGATGTCGCACAGAATGTGGACAAGATTGCTTGAGCAAATTCCTTGCTCGTATCGGCTTCTGCCGTTCTACCCTGATTACCCTTGCTCTCGTCCCATTCGCATGGGATGGTGTGACTTGGGCGATTGACGCTGTTAAGTCGGTGTTCGATCTCGTTTCGGGGGTTGCAAACTAATGAGTGTTCTTGCAACCACAGTATGTCTCTCTGCTATCACCGCAGCAGGAGACATTGAGTTCAGCGGTGTGGGTCAAACTGCCATCACAAGTATTGATGGTGTCGAGACTCTGGATACTCGTCTGGTGCTTGGTGCATATGGAGAGTCTGAAGGAGCAGTTTATGGTTTCGCTTTTGAAACCAATAACGATCTCGACGATGTAGAACTGTACGATGCTCATGTAGGAGCAGACTTCGGTATGTTTGATGTCACCGTTGGTTACTTCAAGCGTCATTTCTCACATGAAATGACAACCACTAAGGGAGGTTACGGTCTTGGTTTGACTAAATCTTCTATGAGCGGACTGATTGAAAGTCGTGCTGGTGGTGCATCATTCGGATTTGATGTAGGTGAAGTTTCCTTTGATTTTGATATCGTGGGTGATGACGTTTTCGACTCGGACTCCGTAACCTACGGTGGTCGTGTTGAACTTGGAGCCTTAGGTTTCGGGTTTGTCGGGGAAGAAATGGATCTGTGGACTGTGGACATCTCTGATGGATACAACTACCTTTCCTACACTGACAACAACGGCGATTGGACTGCCGTTGGTCAAAGCGTTTTGTTTACCGTAGAGGATACATTCTCTGGGTACGGTAGGGTTGAGTATGATCACCTTGATGAAACCACATTCGCCGTTGGTGCAGTGTGTGAGTTCCAAGAAGGTGTCTCGGCTCTGGTTGAGTATGATGATCGGGATGAAGGTGTACGCGCAGGTTTGCGTTTTACATTCTAATTATTATAAATACTACATGACCTTAGTGGTCAACCTCTCCGAACACCCCCAAGAAATTGGGGGTGTTTTTTTATACAACTTAATTAAACGATAACATAACCTTTACCACAAACAAAACCAAATGACTATAATTACTTCTGTAAATAGGAGTGTTCTATGAGTGATATCACGATTTGGATGTGGACTGGGTTTCTTCTCGCTGCTTATAGCGTCATCGCAAATGATTCGATTCAGACGCTTGGAACTTGGATTGCGAGCAACAGAAAAGTAAACTGGAAGATCATGTGGGGCTATGCCTCTGCGGTTCTTCTCTTCGCAGTCTGGTATGGATGGTGGGCATATGATGGTGACATATCATACGGAAGACTCAACAAGATTCCGTTTGAGGGAGTAGAGTGGTATCAAGCACTTGCACCAGCAGTCCTATTGTTACTCACTCGTTTCGGTGTTCCTGTATCAACTTCATTCCTTGTGCTTTCCGCATTCGCATCAACTCTTGTTTTACAAAAAGTTTTGATGAAGTCGATGCTTGGATATGCTGTTGCTGGTGTTGCTGCCTATCTGATCTGGTTTGCCCTGACCCGCGTGATTGACGAGGGTAAGTCGATCAAGGACTCACACAAGAAGTGGTGGTCGATTGGACAATGGATTACGACAGGCTTCCTGTGGTGGACTTGGTTGAGTCACGACATGGCAAACATCGCTGTGTTTATGCCGAGACAGATTCCCGTGGAGGTCATGGTGATCATCTCCACAGTGTTTGTTGGTGGTCTTGCATGGATGCTACAAAAACGAGGCGGTAAAATCCAAGAGATTGTTATTCAAAAAAGAAATACTAAATATGTACGCTCTGCGACCTTGATTGATTTGTTTTACTTTGTTATACTGTATATCTTCAAGGAGGTAAATGATATTCCTATGTCAACTACTTGGGTATTTGTCGGACTTCTCACTGGACGAGAACTTGCAGTTGCATCGTTCCGACAAAAGGATGAAATCAAAAAGGTTTTCCCGATGGTAAGTAGAGACTTCCTGAAACTTATGATTGGTCTTGCAGCATCTGTAGTAATTGTTATAATTGTTCAATACATGAGGAGCGTATAATGTCACAAAATCAAAAAGATTATTTTTGGCTGATTGTTGGTTTACTGTATCTAGTATCATTTAATAATGGTTGGTGGATGTTCACCATACTGCTTACTTGGACATTACTTTTTACAGCATTACCTTTTCTGTTAAACAAGACGGTTGACATAAATAATTTAGATGATGAACTTAGCAGGAATAGATTATAGTCTCCGTGGTCCCGCAATCTGTGTATTTGCTGGTGGTGATGATAAACAATTCAGTTTTAAAAACTGCGTGTTCTATTTTTTATCAGATATAAAAAGACACCACCGAATGTATCTTATGAATATATTCGGTGGTTCTTTTAGTATTTTTGCTGAAGAGTCTGAGAGATATGATTCTATCTCCTCATGGGCTTTGGAAAAGATACAGGCTGTTGATCGTGTCGCTCTCGAAGGATACTCTTTTGGTTCACGAAGTAGTAGATTGTTTCAGATTGCAGAGAACGCTGCTATATTGAAGTACAAGTGTTATCAAAACGCATTACCACTAGATGTTATTCCTCCCAGTCGAGTTAAAAAGTTTGCAACTGGTAAGGGTAATGCAAGTAAAGAAGACATGTATGTTTCTTTCTTGGAAGATACAAAGGTGGATATACGCAAAGAAATAACTCCATCTGCAAGTAAGATCATTAATCCTGTATCAGATATTGTAGACTCATATTATATTTGTAAGTATCTTTACACTACTCTTTCGCACGCGAACGCGCCCGACGCATCTGATATTTGAATTCGTAAATATATAAAACCCCTACTATTAATAATGAAAGTAAAACATAGTAGGGGTTAATCCTTTTTTTAACGCTTCGTCCTCCATACGATACATAGTATCAACACCAAGAGTATCACCAGCACCAATCAGGTCTGGTGTTTCGACTTGACTTGCAGATTCGAGTGTGTGAACTATTCGTGGTTGTCCGTCAATATCAATATCAATGAAGGGTTCATCCCTCACACTCTCAACGCTTGCACAACCTACCAATAACATAACGAAAAGACATCTCATCGGGGGACTCTCTCTTTTGGTGTCTTCTTTTGACCAAAACGCTCACGAAGTTGTTCTCTCTTTTCTCTCTTGTCAAAAAGACCCTTTTCAAAAGGTTCGGGTTGTTTTTCGTAACGTGGTAGAACAGACTTTTCTGCTTTCTTCATCACTCTATTATGGAAACGTTCTTTCATTTCAGCGACACCGTGTTTATGTCCTGCGACTAAACCGATTCCTAACCCTAAAAAGAAGATACAAATTCTTTTTATAACTATATTGTTGTTCATGCAATACCTCTTATTTCTCTAAGTTCTTGGAAATCTTTCTTCTTGGTTCCACCATCG